AATGCAGCAACAACATCTGGGGTAGCACCTGGAATTCCAATACCAGCGCCTGCAATAGTTTTACCAATTAACGATGCTTCTTTCATCGCTGTAGTTAATACACTACCAGTGTATGATTTAATATTGATGTCTCCTGGGTTGCCACTAAAAGTTGTTGCTCTCCCAGCTCCTGCCAAAATACCAATCAATCCCGTTTCAGTTACAACGGCATAATCACCAATTTTAGAAACTTTAGTTACAAAATCACCATTATCAACTTCGATTTTCATCGCAGTATCTTTAGGAGTATTGTTTTTATTAGCAGAGATAACTAATGCTTCCTGCTGAGCAACTCCCCAAACTGGAGGCACGGCTGGACCAGTTGGATTAACTACATTACCTTGTGCTTCAATACGCATCTTTTGACCAGCTTGAATGTAAACATTTCCACTAGTTGCGATAACTTTATCACCCGAAGCTCTTTCCGATACTGTTGCCATAGAAGATCCAGATTCAGATATCTTTGCAGCACCTGCTTTCTCATTTACTTGAGATGCAGTAGTAGTAGCAACATTTGAATCGTTGATAAATTTACCTGCTTTAATTGTTACCTCTCCACCACCTGATGCAGGCAATTCAAATCCAAATAAACCTGCAGCTGCTTTAGCAAACACTTCACTTGCATCAAAACCTGATAGAATATTAACTGCCTTGGTAGCATTTAAAGTTAAAGTTTCCGCTGCATTAAATACAATATTCTTTCCACTAAAATGAATGTCGCCATCCGTGCATTCTAAATCTATACCACCGTTATTTACAAGAATAGAAAATGCTGGATATCTTTTTTCAGATACAGATTGATCGCTGGAATTGCTGATGGGATTCTCTTCATCATGTTTGCCACTGGTGTTAATATTGATTGATAAAGAAGTGCCGACATTAATTCGTGTGTTTGACTGAGACTCAACTTCAATTCTTCCACACGTCAAATCCTCTGCTACTGGACTCGTTGCTTTGATTCTTACTGTCCCCTTTTCATCTACCGCAATAGTAGATCCAGTTGTAGTAATGGTGCCGAAACTACTATCGCCATACGGACTTTCAGATGCCCAACATAAATTACCTTTCTTAATTTCTACCTCAGATCCTGGAGGTATCATCGATGTTTGACAATCTTCAAGAGGAGCTAGTGCTTTATTCTCGCTCCAATCAGCAGGAGATAAAGCAAGTGCAGTGCCATCTTGAAATGCCTCTGCAGGAAGAGGAGTAGCACCAGGATTGCCATAATTTACATTACTATATTGACTCATTTATCTTCTCCTTATGGGCAATCAATGTATTCACCAACAGGAGTTGGTCCAACAACTTCTGCGATTTCTCTCACATCTTGTCTATCTAGGCAAGCAATGTTTGCGATTGCGACAGCGCCAACACCTCTAGAGACAGGAATAATTTTAATTAAAGGATTGTCTGTAAATGTTTTTGACTTATTTTTTACTTTGATATCAACTAATACACCATTGGCAATGACTGCTTCAGCAACATCCAACTCACCATCAACAAATACAGCAGGTGGCACATCGTAACCGAATCCTGGTTTAATAATAGTAAAACCTGTTATAATACAGTCTAGATTTTCTGGTGGATTTGGAGGATAACCTCTGCCAGGTCTTACCACTTTAATCTCAGAAACATATCCTTCGTCATCCAATACAGCAACCGCAGAAGCACCATATCCTCTACCATTACCTTGAATATAAATTGCTGGAGCTGCTAAGTATCTTGTGCCTGGCGAGCAGATACCAATGCTAACAATCTGTCCTGTGCTAGACACAACTGGAGGACATGCAATGGGTGGCACAGGAGTTGGAGATGTAGGTGGTGGTGTGGGTGGAGTTACAGGGTTGCCTTCGATTACAAATTGTGTTGCTGCTCCACCATTTTGCAATGCGACATAAACCAATTCATCTTCAGAAAAACTAACTGTATCACTAACTGTTACCTGTGTAGTAGCTATATTATCTACTACTGTAAATGTTCCCGTCAAAGTATTGCTAACAAAATCAGATAACTGTAGATTAAATCCAAACATAAAGTAATTTAATCTGGTGCCATTCGATATGCCAGTAGTAGTTAAAGTGAAAGTAACAATAGATCCAGGTCTAGCAACCACAGGACTAGCTTGTAAATCATAACTAACTCCTGGTCCAGATGGCAATGAAGTGGTGGAATATAATGCCGTTGAGTTTCCTACTATTTTTATTGTATAATCTGCCAGTGCTGTTGTATTTTCATTTGAATATCTTATCCTACGCACTGATGAAATATTAGTGGAAACATTAATATCCGTAACAAATTTAATCAAACCATAAGAAGTAGAAAAATAATCTTCTCTTGGTCTATCTACTATCGAAGATGAATTAATAAAAATATAACCAACATCAGATATTACTTCTTCTGGATCGTGTCCAGATGCTCTACACACACATCGATATCCATCACCATCATATGATGAAACCAACGAGGATAGTGTTATATTATCAGATGTTTCTCCACTAATATCCAAATAAGAAATACCATCAGTAGATTTTTGCCATTGATAATTAATCGTAGATCCATTAGAGCTAGAAGCAACTACTCTAAATGTATAAGACTCTCCAACATTTTTAGTTGCACTTTGCGGATCTAATAAAATAGTTAGTGTGGGAACATCAGCAACTGGTGGGACTGTAGTAGAAGGTGTTGTCGTGGATGGTGTTGTTGTTGGAGTTTTATCTGGAATGCCGCCAGTTATTGCTACATTTAATTCAGGATTTACTGGAGCTAAAGCGTCTTCACACTGAGCAACAGCAGGAGATGGTTTAGTATCTTTAGCAATAGCAGACAGTAAAGCATCTAAATCATCTGCCAAGCCTTTCGCTTTTGTTTTTGGTCCTTCCCCACAATCTTTGATAACTTTCTTACACTTCTCTGGAAGTCCAGCACATGTAATACCAAGAAAACTCATAATCTCAGAAATTGTGCCGAAAATTTTATTCAATGGTGCCGCTACTCCCTGTAAAATATTAAGTAACGGTGCCATGATAGAATTAATGGCATTGGTGATGAAATTCTGTAGAGATGACATCAAAGAATTAACCATTGCTTCGATGCCACACAAAGCTTCTGACCAAAACTTATCCACTAATCCCATAACAAAATCTGTTAGGAATTTAAGGATTCTGTCATACAAATCTTCAATTTGGCAACCAATCTTCGCTAATTGATCCGTTAAAAACTTTTGAATTTTGTCAAGAAGTTTCTCTGGTTTCTTAGGATCATATGGTGGTTTAGCATCCTTTGGTTTTCCTTTATCAGATATCAAACTCAGTAAAGCATTGATAAGATATTGTACACCTTGCTGCACAAGATTGTATAGTTTTCCTTTCAACCAACTATAACTTTGAAAGATAATTGCCATTATCTTTTGCACATAACCCATAACAAAAGACTCTGCTTCCCTAGCGTATCCAGTAACCTTACTAACAAGCAAACTTCCAACCTGTCCACCAGATTGTGAGATTGCTTTAAACATTTCTGATAGAACAATTTCTATCATCGATGCAGTCTTTCCTGTTGGGCAATCTGCTTGAGAAATGATAGTGCATTTAACTGCTGCCTCATTCATTGCACTACCAGGACACTGGGAGTATGCAACAGCAGGCGGTTGTCCTACGGCATTTTCTGGATTGTTTGCAGTACCAGGAGGTTGCTGAGCAGTAGCGTATTGCCCTGCTGCCGCTGCTTTAACGTCTGGTTTAGTTAGAGGCACCACTGAATGTGGAGGACCAGCTACAGGACCAGGAGCAAAGTTTTTAAATGCTCTACATCCTTCTGGGTTTGCTTTTAAAAATGGAGCAAGTGCTGGGTCATCTTCCCCCCTAGCATTTCTTATTGTGCCAATACTTCCTAGGATATATGGTTGCTGAGCCATATCGGAATCCATAAAGAATCCGATAACCCAATCACCCCATTTTAATTTTGTTGTTACGCCACCTGCAGCACTAAAAGGAGTAGTGGTTGGAGCTACGGTATTTGCCCAAGGCAAAGCATCGCTACCAGCACTCTCGCAATCAGCAAGATGATGCCCTACAATTCTAACCTTAAAACGATTAGAGTTTTTATCATTTTCGTCAGTCTTTTCAATCTGACCAACCCACCAATGGAAACCATCTTTACCTACAAAATTAGTAGGTCTGCCGTAACTTTCAAATGCCATAATCAGTCTTCATAAATTCTACACTCTAAAGCACTTGGATTTGCATCACAGAATAATTCTAGTGGCGTTGGATCGTGATCATCTTCTGGATGTCTTTCTTGATACCTTTCTAAAGCTTCTAACTCTTCCTCAGCATGTCTTCTTGATTGTGAAGATGCCATGGCATCTTCGGCAATTCTCCTATCATGCTCAATATGTTTATTAATGTTTTCCATACTACTTCTTTACCTTACTTGCAGTATTTTTCCTTCCAAATGAATCCCTCACAAGAGAAATATTCGTAGTGCCAGTGCGAGGTTGTGACCCTCTCATAATAAAGTTATATCCTATATCTTTAATTAAATAGTTTCCGCTATGCTCTTCGTCGTAAGGATTTGTTTTTCTGTCGTTATCATCTGTCATGTTTGGCAATAACAATTCCAATTTATCACCTGCTCTTATGGTAAGATTTGGAGGGACTACAATATTTATCGTCTGATTTGTAGCTAATTTATATCTTGCATTCGACTGAGCAATAGAATACTTATAAACATCTTTGTAAGTGGCGTCATCTTTACCCGCAGTTGATTTTGTATCATGAAATAATTCATGATTGACCATCTGTGTCATGATACGAGTAGCGGACCCAGCTAATTGCTTCTGTCCAAAGGGAATCTCGGTTACAGATCCAAGATGTGCCATATCTCTATAAGTATCTTCTATCTTATAAATGTTTTCTTCATAGGTGCAACTATTTACATCGAAGAAAACACACACGGTAGAATAAAATCCTTCTCTCAATTGTTTTAAAATATTCAATTCATTTGCAAAATTATATTCTAATATACTAAGGTGAGTTTGACTTTCTGCTCCTTCAGTGTTTGCAATCTTATATGAATAAGTATATTTTGGTGCTTCACCACCATACGGTGCTTCATTAGATGAGCAAAGATAATCTAAAGATTTAAACACATAAGCGTCATGTGTTTCATAGAATAAGTATCCTGCAGTGCCAGATAACTTGGTTAGTTTTGTCGTATCAATTGACGGCACCCCGCTAGGAGATGGTGTGGAGGAATTAGTTGATGCTTTACTACCACCTGGAGTTGCTGCAGATATAGTGATAGGAGCTAACTGATAAATGAAATCGAATGGTCTCTTCAAAGAAGGTAACCATTTCTGTCTAAACATTGCTGGCTCAGTATCAACTCTCTTATTAGTTTTCAATGTTTCAGATAGTATTTTCTTAACAATCTCATCATTAGATCCCTCCAGTATTCCACCTATTCTCACACCTTCATTAACCATTCCAGTGTAACTCATCAATCCAAGTTGATAAACTTGCTGCCTACCAGAATTAGTTCTCACATCAATGCTACTTACATTTAATCTGTAAGTATAAGTAGTTTGGGAAAATGTTTCTGTCTTTAAATTAAAAACAATTTCTTCTCTACCCTGTATAGGCAGTCCAGCTAAGACATTAGCAGTTGTATCTTCTATAAGAATTTCCGCTAAGATATAAGGATTGTTTATACTTTCAAAGATTGAAAATTCTAATACCAATTGCGTAATATCAAAACTTCTATTATCAACTGATGTCAAGATAATAGAATCTACTGTAAATTGTCTTGCGTTTTGTGCCATGGTATTATACTAAGTCTGGATATAAGAAGTCAGCAAATGCCATTGCTTTAAATTTGCCTGCTGGCACAGCAGATCCAAATGACCCGCTGGCGGTTGCTGATGGCACCGAAGAAGTAACTGGTGGTGCTACCACCGCTGCTGTAGATGGGGATGATGGTGCAGCTGCTGCTGATGGTCTCGTGCCACCTGCTGATGCTGGTGCTCTCCCTGGTGCCGCTGGTGATGGTCTTGGTTTTGGTTTTAACTTTGCTGCTTCCTGTCTATTTAATCTCTCAGCAAGTTGTGCCGCTAATTTTTCCTGCTTTGCTTTTCTCTCAGCAGTTGCACCTTTCTTATTCCAAACTTGCCACCATGGATTTCTACCAACTGCCTGGTCACTGACGCCCATATTGACCCAACGACCATTTACTCTCTGCACACCCAATCTGGAGCGTTGCTGTGATGCTCTCTGTGCTTTTAATTTAGCAGCATGAGCTCGTCTTGAATCCATAGGGCCACCTGCGGCATGTCCTCTAGATTCTTGCATCAATCTTGCTAACTCTGCATTACGATTTAATGCATTACCTAATGGAGTTGATTGATATGTTGGTCCTTTTCCTTGCCTTGCTGCATCTCCAGCTTTTAACATTTGCCCCCATGTAAATGGGTTGAATAAATTAAAAGACCCACCATCCTGTGCTGGTATAGAGAGTGGCGTAACATCTCCAGTTGGTAGAGAAGCTTGTTGCGTGCCAGGATCTGCTTTGTTTGGTGTCGTGACTACTGGTGGTCTTGCCGCTCGTGGTCTAAAATTTTTAATAGTTTCCTTACCAATATCAAGCAGTGCATCAGCATCATTCTTAGGATCAACATGTTTTCCATTAACTAATTTTTCAAAGTGTAAATGCTCTCCACTACTTCTACCAGTGTTTCCAATCTCCCCGATTGTTTCTCCATTATAATCTTGTCCCTCTTTTAATGGTGACGGATCTTTCAAGTGCATAAATCTATACTCAACTCCACCACCTGTGTTTATATAAACAGAATTTCCGCCCCCTGGTTCAAATCCAGAATAAGTTACCTTACCTGTTTTTTTCATAGCAACATACCACCCTTTCTCACCACCTGTGCCAATATCTTGACCCATGTGTGGTCTCCCTCTACCTAATTTAGTGCCAGTAGGATCAAACCCATCGGTAAATTGCACAGCACCTTTCCCCGATGACAAATCAATTTCATTTTTAACACCTGTATTTTCTAGGTCAGCGCCAGGTGGTTTATCTTTATTGCCATTACCTCCTTTACCACCGCCAGATCCGCCACCACCAATTTTTATATTACCAAATAATGATTTCATAAAATCTTTGGCATCTTTATTCACATCAACTTTTTTAAATTGTGCTCTACCAAGAGCAGATGTAAATGTGAGATTAGAAATACCAAATTCTTTAGATGCTTTTCTAATATTTTGTCTCACTTGATCGCCCACACTTCCGCTGTCAGTCTTGCCTAACATGCCAGCAGACACGCCAAGTATCATAGCACCAACAGTATCCATAGCAGTTTCGCCAGGGCTTGTTGCCGCTGACTTACCAAACATCGCTTTGCCTTCACTACGATTCAATGGTATGACACTCTGCCCAGGTGATAAGATTCCTTTAGTTGGATTGTCATACATTCCTGGTTTGATTCCCCCTTCTGCCATTGGAGAAACGGGGGATGGTGGTACTGATGATGGGACTATGCCACCTTCAGAGAATAATGAAGGAGTGGATATGTCTAGCATTCCTCTTTCGAGACCAGACATTCCAGATGTTTGTTCTGGCGTTAAACCTGGGGTGCTGAACGCTTGTCCTAATTCTTTGTTGCCTAGTCCTGGAGCAAAGGTATCTCTACCTAAACTAGCTGCCAAGAATGCCCATCCCAGTGGACCAGGCAGAGCACTTCCAAGATTTAATGCACCACCAATAGCATCACCTTCAGCAAAAGATTTTGCTGCCAATCCAATACCCAAAGCAGTTTGTGCTCCTGGAAGTAATCTACCAAGTAATCCTCCAGCACCTTTTGCTCCTGCTTTAACACCACCCTTTGCAGCATCATCTGCAAATGGTAACATCTTTTTCCACCATGGTTGCTTTGCTGCAGGAGCACCGCCACTAGTTGTAACTTTTGGTCCAGTGCCAGGCATTCTAGGACCAGATGGTTTTCCTCCTTTACCCTGTGTTACTGGAGATTTTTTAAATGGATTTAATTTTTTTATTCCTGGCAAAAAGTTATCTAATAAATCTGCTATGCCAAGAGCACCAAGTATCCAATCCCATGGTCCCCCACCACCTCCATCTTCTCCACCTTTACCGCCACCCTTGTCTTCTGGTTTCTTAGCATCAGAAACGCCAGCGACATCTTTAGTTTTTTCTAGTTTCTTTTCTGCTCTGGCAAACTTAGCTTCATCTAATGCTCTTCGTCTTAACTCAGTTTGTGCATCAATACTATCTTTGATAACTGTCAGTGTGCTAGATGCTCTGGTAACTTCTGACAGATTTTCACCTGCCATCATCTTAACGCCATCAAGTTTAGACACCATCATACCAGTGTCTTTTAGAATAGCCGTGAATCCACCAGCAATAAACTCTTTTAGTTTTGCTTTACCTTCTCCGCCACCTCCATCTCCTGTAGGCGGTTTAACTTGCTGGTCACTCTTGGTTGTTTTATTCCAATCAAATTGCTTTGCCCAATTAGATTTTGCCTTCTTGGATTTAATTGGATTGAATTTATTTGCCAATGCAGATTTAAATAATGACCCTTTCTTAGGTGTCTCTCCTTTCTCTGCTGCTTTTTCTCTCTGCTCCTTAGCATCTTCTGCCGCATCACGAATCTTCGCACCAATAGACATAGCAATGCCTAATACGCTTGGTCCTTGCCCTGCTGGAATTGGTGTGGATGTTCCTGCTGCCATTCTATCTACCTACCTCCTGATATTTAGGACACAGATGAGTAATACACTCTATCATACAGAGCTTTGGCAGCTGCATGTATGTTTGCTGGAACTTCTTGTATTACTGTTTGCACAGGACCAGGCACATATTGTATTTGCACCATTGGTTGTATCACAGCAACCGTAGATCCAACTGTGCCAGTGACAGTATCTTTAGGTATAGGTAGCGGCACAACTTGACCCTCAGGTAATGATGCTCCTCTTACTGGTTTGAATGATGAGTCTGGTCCATAAGGAGCATAATATTTTCCACCTATTGCTTCAATAGCATCTCTAGGACCAGACTGATATCTAACATTCGATGGTCCTTTATGTGGTGGTCCGAATATAACTCTATCCACAAAATCTACAAGATTAAAACCACCAGAAACTTCAACGCCAGATTGTCTTCCTATTTGTTCATATCTATTGTATGCTCTTGCTGGATCTTTGTAAATATCATACTCTTTATTTTGTATAGGAGCAATCAACATTTTATTTCCTAAATGTGCAAGTAATTCCTCACCATGACCTATAAATGTTTCTCCTCCAGTGTATTCTTTTGGAATAATATATCCTGTATCAGGTCCAGATATTTGATATAAACCCTTGACCTTATTAGAAAAACTTGCTGCAGCAGATACGATACCACCCCTCGCCATCTTCGCCAACACAGAAGCAGAGTCATTTACTCTTTCTTGTTTCTCTTTTGCATCTTGTACTGCTGGTCCTTCATAATTTTTCAATACCCAGTTAGATGCAGATGCTATGTCTTTTGAATTTTTGAAAACATTTCCGCTATCATATGTTGGAAACTCTTCAATAACATATCCAAGAGCAAGGTCATCTGTTGCTGGTTTAGTCTTCCAATCATGACCTTTTGATTCCATATACTTAGCAAAACCCTGCTGTCTAGATGGAATGGTCCATTGTGGATAAGAATATCCTGCTCCCTTATTCATCGCGTCTTGTAAAGTGCCCTTCTTGCTACCTTCCAAAACATCTGGTTGAAGACCACTTTCTTGTATCATGTTGCCGACAATAGCAGCAGCTTGATAGTCTTTGATTCCTAATCTAGACTGTAAAATTTTAGCAATTGAAGCGCCTTTTTCATACACAGGGCCATCTTTAATATCAAAGTCTTCGGCATCACTATCATCATCATTCTTCTCTTCATCACCACCAATATTGATGCCAAATAATTTAAAGAAGTTGGCAAAGAATCTAGACAATTCATTCGCACCTTGCTTCTCCGTCATTGCAGCTGAATTAATTTCAGCAGCAAATGCTCCTTGATTCAATCCAAATATAGTAGCAAGTCCTCCCATCGGTGGAGAGAATATCTTTGCAATTACACCACTAAAAGGTCCAGCAACACTCACTAAATTAGAAAGCGTTGTAGAAATCCAAGATCCAACTACTTGGAATGGTGCTGCAAACAGATTAGCAAATGGTTGCACCTTCTTCATTAAATTTCCAGTGGCCCCAAGACCAGTAGCAAGAATATTACTACCAGCACCTCGCAAAGCTCCACCTTCAGCAAACTTTCTAGGAGACCCAGTAACCATTTCTGGACCTGCTTCACCAATCATTGCTCTTACTGGAGATGCTACACCAGCAGTGCCTTCTGCAAATTTAAATCTTCTGCCAGGAAATGATGGGAATTTGAATCTATTTCTCTTCGGCACATCACCAGTTATTTTTGGACCACCTCTTCTAGTGGTATTTCTTTCCCCGCCTCCCTTTATTCTCTTAGCAATATCTCTTGCATCATCAGCGGCAAACAACATATCAAACCAATCTAATCCATCACCTTCTTTTGACATCAATCCACTTAAATCAATGTCAGGTATATTGATATCACCTGTTGCTTGTTGTGCTTCATCATCCGAAGACCCAGAATCTATTTCAACATCTATAGACTTGGCAATAGCATTTTGTATTCCCTCTAGTGTATCAGCTACTCGTGAAGTTTCTCCAACCAACTTACTCATAGTCTGAATCAAGTCACCCATTCTCTTATTGATTCCACTGAGAGACTTAGTTACATTTCTAAATCCAGTTGCTAAATCTTTTATCTCTGACTGTTGTTTCTTATTCTTAGGGTCTCCATCTCCGTAGTCAAACTTGTCACCGAAACCTGCCTTCTTACTTGACTGTTTAGATGGTATGTTTTCAAAGAATGTGCCAACCGTTTGGTCTAATACTTTGCCACCAAACTGATACCCCAAAGACTTCTTAAGGAAGTATCCTTTCTCCTTTACTTCTGGTGGTATCTCCGCACCATTTGCTTCTGCTTTAAGAGCTCTTTCTTTTTCTTTCTTAGCATCTTCAAATGCTTTTGATATTTTATTTCCTATCCATGCACCAGCACGAAGAACCGATGGGCCCATATTTTGTCCAACTGGACCACCCTTCTCCATGAAGTTGAGTGTTTTTTTCCCTATTACCTTGGCAACTCCTTTAACACCGCCACCAAACTTAGATGCAAAAGATCTCTTAGGTGGTTTAGGTGGCGGACTACTAGGAGGAGTAGTAGGTTTTTTCTTAGACTTAGGTTTCTTTTTCTTCTTCTTTTTCTTATCAGTTTTCTGAGTCTGAGGCGTAGGAACAGTTTCACTACCTTCCCAAGGATCAGGAATCTTATTCTCTGTGGGGGGAGGAGCAATCTTCTCCTGAATGTCTTCTAAGATGTCTATCTTATCTTCAAGAATCTCAGAAACTTCTTCTTTAGTTTCTGCCTCCTGAATTTCTTCTTGTGCTTCTACTAATATTTCAGTAGTTTGCTCAACAATCTTTTCGCTTACTGGTTCTTCAAATGGATTGTTGAGATATGCTTCTACCAACCACTCCTGATATAATCTTTGCCTCTCCATCCACTGTATAGGAGTGCCACTTTCCTGATCCAAAGAGGGATAACCTCTTGGATCTTTTTTTATGTTGGCAATTAACCTATCGGCATCTGCATCAGAAAGATTTACATATGAAGTATAGCTTTCATCTCCCTGTCTTCTACCAGTTAATTTTGATTTTAAAATCAACCACAACCTAGAGTTAGGATTAATCCTACTCCAAGGCATCTTTGGATTTAATACTCCTTCTGGCGGTTGTGGTAAATTCATTTAAACTGCTGTTGCTGTTGTTTCTGTCTCTCTTCTTCTAGATGATTCATCAACATAGTAACATACACTTCCCTTTCCCATGGCATCATCTCTTCCAATTCAGTAAGAGAAAACTTATGAAAATACATCAGATTAAAATTAGTCTGATAGAAATTTGCAAGAGTTTCATGGAAGAGACTTATCCGAAAAAATTGGTAAGTCCCTCAATAGTATATTCAGATTCAACCCCTGTATTGGGATTGGTTAAAGTAAATGTATGTGATACCTTGGGCATAGTAGCAAAAAACTGTTGAATAGATTCAAACTGTTTGCTGGTTAAACCCTCTAGATATTCTTTAATCTCTTTCTTTGGTGTGGTCTTTGCTTCCCACACTTCTTCACCATCATAAATCTGTTCCACGCAATTAATAATCTCATCAAATACTTCTTCAGTTGATTGCTCTTTCTGTAGAATTTGTGATGTAATAAACTGCTCCATGCTGGGATACTTCATAATCAATCCACTGGTATCAGAAAGAGTTACCTTTCTATTGTGTCCCTCTGGTTTGATACACTCAACTTCCTCAAGGTTTAATGTATAAGGAAGTTTAGTTTCATTATCATCCTTCGCAGTGAAAATCATTTCAACTAATTCACCAACTGACTTGGCACGGATGTTTAGAAAAACATATTCCAAATCAAACATCGAAAGATCTTCTACTTTAATTCCTCGTGTGAGAATACACGACTTGAGAATTTCAACGATAGCATCTCTCATTTGCTTATCGTCACCTGACTCTGTAGCAATCAGAAGAAGTTTTTCTTCCTTCACTAAGAATGGTCTGTATTTAATTGTCTTACCTGTTGAAGGTAATTCCAATTCATAGGTTGGGACTGGGGGTTTTGGTAATGCCATAATTTATATCTTAATTAATTTGTTTTTCCGACTCGATTAATTTGGAAATCCCATCTTCTATAATAAAAAGATGCAGTTACTTTCAACAATGTTGAAGCACCATAGGATACTGGTGTGCTTTGAATAGAATATGGCCAAGCATCGTGTAATCTATATAGTCCAGCTACTCTGCCAAGAGTATCTGTAGAATTTCTTTCCGCTTTTTTAATAATTATTTCGCATTGATATTCATCTGGATATGCAACAGTGTAAGCACCCAATCTTCCGCCTCTACCTCTCTCAGTATTAGACCCTTCAGTGTCTCTGAAAATTACACCCATCCATGTATTGAGAAATTTGAGAGGAAGTAAATTAGCATCGCAAGTCCATCCTAAAGTTATGTCCTGAAAAGATCTAGTGTGTGGATAATTTACCTGACCTTCACCCATATAAACGCCAGTTGTTTGTCCAGTATTTGCCATCACCCCAGGAAGAGATGCCTCTTCACACAGAAGCGTGAGCATATCATACGCCAAAGCACGATCCGACTCCGCAAAAGAACTAAATCCAGCACCACTAAGTTTTTCTTGCAACAAATCTTTTCCAGAAAAATCAAATCTAACCTCATAAGTATTGGACATAGCGGCACTGCCACTATTAGCAAGTCCTCCAAGAAAACCATTGATACTTGTTTTGCCAGAAGAAACTGCAAATGGTCTTTCTGCCATCTATAAATACCTACGGGATACTATATATTATTTATGGCATACTCTGGGAAGTATAGACCTGAAAATCCACAGAAATACAGAGGGAATCCGACTAACATAATCTATCGGTCTCTTTGGGAAAGAAAGTTTATGGTATTCTGTGATAGAAATCCCAGTGTGTTGCAGTGGGGTAGTGAAGAATGTGTGATACCGTATCGCTCACCTATTGATGGTAGGGTGCATCGTTACTATGTTGATTTCTATATCAAAATACAAACGAAAACAGGTGAGATAAAGAAGTATCTAATTGAAATTAAACCAAAGAAGCAAACGATACCACCAGACCCACAGAAAAAACAAACAAAAATTTATAAAGATAAAGTATTATCCTACTATAAAAACATGGCGAAGTGGGAAGCAGCTAAGAATGGTGTGAGGATAGACGCATGGAGTTTCTAATACTGACAGAAGATCACTTAGGAGTCTAACATGGCAAAAGGATTCGGCAAAGATAGTAAGTCTGGTGGTAAAAACTACGAGACTCTC